AAACAACGGCGGCGAGATGGTCGAGGCCAACCTGCGGCATACGGACGAGAACGTTTCGTATACCGCGCTGCGGGCCTCGCGGGGCAAGGTGACCAGGGCCGAACCTATTTCCGCGCTGTACGAGCAGCACCGCGTACACCATGTGGGTACGCTGGGCACGCTCGAGGACCAGATGTGCGATTACGATCCGAAGATCGTGGTCGATTCGCCGGACCGCATGGATGCCGTGGTATGGACCCTGACCGAGCTTTCAGAAGGCTCTGGCGGCTTTGCCTTTTTTGAAGTATTCTCTGGCGAAAATGCGGCGCAGCTACAGCAGAAGATGGAAGCCCAGGAACGAGAGCGGCAGGAGAAGAAGGCGTTGGGCGTGGTGCCGGAGGAGCTGAAGCTGGCCAGCAGGCCAGCGGCGCCGGGCAGCTGTCCGGCATGCGGATCGGAACTGGTGGCGAAGATGGGTGAATTTGAGCGGCGGTGCAATCAGTGCGGCGAGCAGTTCATGGCCGACGGCATGAAGCAGAAGACGCCATACTTCGCCAGCCGGAAAGAGATGCTGGAAGGAAGCAGTGGCAATACCTTCGGTAGCTTTCCGAATTGGAGGCGGTGAATGGATCACAGAGAGGCGAAGCGAATCATGAACCGCCGCACCTTCATTCGCGGTCTGATTCGCGTGGCACCGATAGCGACAGGTGTCATTGTTGCGCCCAAAGTGTTCGACGTGGGCAGCTGGCTGTGGCCGAAGCGCGATTATTACACCATCGAGTGGGGCGAGGACCTGGGGGGCGCATACCGCAACTCGACGTACACGTCGTACGAGTCGATGACCAGCGACTCGTACAGCGCCGAGGAGCTGGCCAGGATCGAGAAGAACGTGATCGAGCGCTGGAAGGACATAAAGCTGCATCGGCCAGACATGTTCATTGTCAGCCCGGACGTCGCCAAGCAGGTCGAGAAGCTGCTCGGTAAGGTTCAGGTCGTCGAGTGTAAGTACCTCGGCCCTGACACCATCTTGAAGATGAAGGAAGACGGCCAGTGTGAGTTTACGCCAGGAGGTACGATCAACTGGCGCAAGACGGTGAAGCTCTGATGCTCTTCTACTGGATCGTCACCGCGCTGCGCAAGATCGCCTGGCTGTTCAGGCCGGTGAGCGCCCGCGACGTCGCCCGCATCGACGCCAACGATCCCTGTCCTACCTGTGGACATCGTCAGGGTCGCCTGCGGGCGGTCACCCTCAGCATTACGGCGCCAGGCGCCACCAAGATTCCTATGCCCAAGGTCTTCTGCCAGCATACCTGCGCAGTATGTGGCGGGCGCTGGTATGAGGACCCGGTAGTGGCGGTCAGTGCGAATTATGTCTGGCGCTCAATGGCGCGAGACGAGATCGAGCAAAAGGAGGATCTATTCTGGGCCACGTATAAGGGCGGGCAGTATATCGAAAGCAAGAATACACCGCTGGTACAGGAGAAGACAAATTGAATTTCCGCGTGCCGCTGTGAAACGCGGCTAGTCGAACGGCGTTCCCGTTGCTATGGCCACCTGTTCGGGATGAACGTCCAACCAGGAGCCACGCGGTGAAAGAGAGTTGGTTTGTGATGCAGGATTCCATGAAGGTGAAAGCGCGTGTAGGCGTCCGGGTTAAGCTGGGGAACCGCGAGGGCCAGGTAGTCAAGGTCCTCACGGAGGACTTCAGAGACCCCATGGTGGCTGTGGCGCTTGAGGCCAGGAGTGGAAGCGGAAGGACCGAGGAAGTTGTCGGTCGCCTCAGTTTATTCACGGAGCTGAAGTCGAGCATACTGGCAAAGTAAGTACTGGCTTGGATTGTGGGTCGGGGTGCCGATATCCGGAAACGTACGCAATATATGCGCGTTGATGAATGCGGCGCAGCGCTACGCGTCGCAGCTGTATCAGCCGCCGAAGCAAACCATACGCGGGATTAAGCCGGACAGCTGGTATTCGCCGCTGCAGCCGGTCGCTCCTATTGCGCCTGAAGGCACCGAGCCTCGCGGCTTCCAGTATTATGCTGGGCAGAACCTCAACTGGGTGCCGCGCTTCGACGCCGAGTACACGGCGCAGCAGCTGAAGAACCTGGCAGCGTATCCGCTGGCGCGGATCTGTATTGAAAGCGTCAAAGATATTCTCTGCAAGGCGCCCTGGCAGATCGATCCTCGACCCAACCCTGGCGAGACCCGCAAGCATGCCCTCGAGCGTGCCAAGCAAGACAAGAATATTGCAGGGCTGACCCGCTTCTTCGAGAAGCCCGACCGCGAGCATTACTGGAACGAATGGCTGCGTCCGCTGCTGGACGACATGCTGGTGATCGACGCGGCGTCGATCCTCATGCGTCGCAACTTCAATGGCGATATAGCTGAGCTGGTGGTGTTGCGCGGCGAGTCGATCGTGCGGTATATCGACATGAACGGTCTCACGCCGATGGCGCCCGACCCCGGCTACGCGCAGATCTGGTGGGGCATTCCGCTGGTCAATTTGACCACCGATCAGCTGTTGTATAAGCCGCGCAGCATTGTGCCTCGCAATACGGTCAGCTCGCAGATGTACGGCATGTCGCCGACCGAGCAGCTGGCTCCGGAGCTGGAAATAGGCTGGGAGCGTCTGGGCTTCACCAAGGCCTACTACACCGAGGGATCGATACCGGGCATGATGCAGATCGTGCCAAAGAGCGTCTCGCCAGAGAAGATGACCGAGGCCATGCTCTCCTTCAACAGCGATCTGGCTGGCAATTACGCGAAGCGCTGGCAGATCCGCATGGTGCCGGGCTTTGCCGATGCCTCGAAGGGCGAGAAGGACGAGATCGTGCTGACCAAGGCGCCGCTGCTGGCCGATGCATACGACGATATGCATACCAGGCGCGTGACCTTCGGCTACGGGATCTCGCCGCAACGGCTGATGAAGCAGATGAACCGGGCCTCGGCGGAGCAGGCCGACGAGGCGGCGGCGGAGGAAGGCACGCTGCAGTACTTCACCTGGCTGAAGGGGCTGATGGACCAGCTGATCCAGGAGAAGTTCGGGATGGACGGCTATGAATGGACGCCTGATCCATTCCGCGAGCCCAGCTTCGAGAAGCTGACCAAGGCCGCCAGCGACATTATGAAGGTGCCGGTCTTCTCGCCCAACGAGATACGCGACAAGTTCGGCGAGGAGCCCAGGCCGGAGCCGGAAGCCAACCAGCTGGGGGCGATGACCGCGAATGGCTGGACGCCGATCGGCATGAACGCCACGATGTCCGGCATACAGGTCGATGAGAAGGGCAAGGTCACTTATACGGGCGGCACAAGCGATACCGGGTCGGGCGCCAGCGGAGAGGTGGGCGCTATACCGGCAGGCGGCGGCGAGGAGCGGGGCGAGGGCGAGGCAGAACCGGAGCCTGAGCAGGGCGGTGGCGGCGGGCGGAAGGCCAAACGGGCCAGGACCCAGGCCGTGGGGCGCCGTGTGAATGGCGACGGCAAGCCACACGGGGCGCTTAACGCTGCCGGGCATTATGGCTTTGGGGCTGCAGTAGACCCCGGGGCGGTTGTCAAGTACAGCGAAGAGGAGGAGCGCGACGAGCATGGGCGCTGGACCAGCGGTGCTGGCGCTGCTTCGGGCGCCGACGTCGATCTCAGCACGCCGGAAGAGCGCGAGGCGGAAGAAGCCGAGAAGCCGAAGATGGAAGAAGTGTACACGGCTGAGGAGCGGTCGCACGGCAAGATCCCCAGCCTGTTGTTCTCGCCGAAGATCCAGGCCGGACCGACCAGCAGCCTGGTCAGGACGCAGATGCGCACGCTGCCGCCCGGGCATCTCGACGGCCTGCAGAGCGTTTCGTTCGTCGAGCACTCCTACGTGCAGGCCCGCAGTGCGGCGCACGATAACAAGGTCATCGATGCGCTGGGCGTGTACTCGCCGACCAACCACGATATCGTGCTCAGCTCAAATAAAGACAACATAGCGGTCATCGGCGGCAATACCATTGCCCACGAGGTCGGCCACCACGTGCACATGGCCAAGCTGACCGACGAGGCGGCGGCGGAATGGGAAGGCATCAGTAACAACGGACAGCATGCACTGATCAGCGCCTACGCCCAGACCAACCAGGGCGAGCACTTCGCCGAAGTCTACCGCGCCTACCAGCAGGGCGGCGACAAGCGGGCCAAGCTGAAGAACCTGGAGCCTGCTTCGTATAAATTCATGGCCAGCCTCAACCGTACCGACAGCAAGAAGCTGTACGGGCCGGGCAAGTTTGCCGATACGGCGACGGGCAAGGCCAACTGGCTGAAGCGTTACGATCCCAGGCAGGTGAAGGAATGACGCTCGAAAGCTACATCGCCAAGGTGCGCAAGGGCTTTCCCATTATGGGCGGCCAGCTGACCAAGAAGAAAGAGTTGTCCGAGGGCATGGTCATGCTGGACAAGGGCAACCTGCGAGCGGTCACCGCCGAGGCCTACAACCAGGACGTCTTCGGCGCCGAGGTGAAGTGGGCCGACGCCCAGGCGCAGGTCGAGAAGGCGCTGGCGGCCAAGCCCGTGGCCAAGGCTTCGGCGCACGATACCCGACGGGCGGTCATTCACCCCGGGCGCTCGCTGCCGCAGACGGTCACGGCCAAGCATACGCTCGAGAAGATGCTGCGCGATGAATTCCACAGCATGCGGCGAAAGACCAGGCGGATCCTGGCGCCCTACGTGCTGAAGAAGTACGAGCTGCCGAAGCTGGCCGAGGTCTTCCGCAAGGGTGCCGACGAGGACGAGGCCAAGAAGAAGGTCGACAAGAGCCTCGACGACAACTGGAAGTTCATTGCAGACCAGAGCTGGGAACCGCTCGAGAGCGCCGCCGTGGCTGGGGCTGCAGCCGGGGCGCTGCAGCTCCAGCTGGAGGACGAAGATGTCATCCAAAAGATCAATAAGCAAGCGCAGGCCTGGGCTGAAAAGCGCTCAGCCGAGATGGTCGGCATGCGGCGCACGGATACTGGCCGTCTGGTGCAGAATCCAAACCCCAAGTGGGCCATCAGCGACACTACACGTGACAAGCTCAGGTCCGCTATCTCTAACCTCTTTGCCAAGCCCGACGCCAATATGCTCGACTGGGAGAAAGAGATCGAGGATGCCGGAATATTTGACGACCAACGAGCTACGATGATCGCCCGTACGGAAAGCAGCCGGGCGCAAGTGCTTTCCAACCTCATGGCCTGGCAAGAGAGTGAGATGGTCTCGAAGGTCAGCTGGTCGCTCAGTGCCGACCACGACCCGGCGCTCAACTGCAACTGCGAAGACAATGCCGACGAGGGGCCATACGACGTCGACGACGTGCCGGAATTCCCCGACCACCCCAACTGCATGTGCGCTCTGGTACTGGAAACGCTCAGCGACGAGGAGGCGGAGTGAGCTGGACGCTGGTACAGTCGGTGAAGTTCCTGCCAGTCGCTGGCTATTCAGGCGGGCAGCCGGTCACGCTGAGCGCGACTGCGGCTGGCAATTTGCTGGTGGTGGAAGTTGGCCAGGACCAGCGCGTTGGTACAGTTGCAGTGTCCGACAACAAGACCCAGAGCTATGGCACAGGTGTTACGATCACGTCGTCGAGCGGTGCGCAGCATGCAATCTTCTGGGTGAAAACTGTCGCTGGCGTGACCCAGGTGACTGTTACACCTTCGGCATTCTCTGCTACTTACTTCGTGGTCAACGAGTGGCAACCGCCAGCAGGATACGCCAACCCAGCGTTCGACGTGGGCCATGCGCTGCAGAACACGGACAACACCAGCCCTTGTTTGACTGGTACCACTGCTGCCATCTCTGATGTAACCGATCTGCTGCTCTGCATATTCTCGAACGACATTGGCATCACCGGAAACATCACGTTCAGCACGCCTACAGGCTACACGCCAGACCAGTCGGGGCAGTACCTGGGCGTCAATGGCGGTTTCGTCGCCAGCTACTACAACCTTACTCCCTCTGCCGGAGCGCAGCAGGCGTCAGTCACCACGACGCCAGCGTCCACCGGTAGATGCATGGGCATGATCGCAGCGTTCAAGGTTACGGCCAGCGCTTCTCCTGTTGGTGCAGGACAGCTGGGCGTGAC